TGCCAGTTGATTTTGAGTGATGCCGGGCAAATTACCAAAGTTGGGAATGTTTCGCCATACTGCTTAGCCTCTTTGTGAGCCTTAACCACCGCACATATTGCCTGAAGCGTCTTGCCAAGTCCGGGCTGATCGCCAAAGATGCACCGCTTATTATCAAGCGCATAACGCACACCCTCCAACTGATACGGATAGGGATTGAGTAACATATAATGCTCACCAACGAACTCTTTCATCGGTGGTATCTCGTATGTCACATCGTGCGTTTCACTGCGCCTTGATATATGAGTGGCGTATCTCTGTTTGACTGCCCATTGAGCGAAGGCTTCGACATACCATTGAGCACTCCTGCCGGGTGGATATAAGATACTATCTTTCTTCACCACCCATTCACGCTCATCGCTATCCCATTTTGGTTTTTCGGGAACTCTCTTGATAATCTCAACCAACTTGGGATTATACTCGAATGACAAGCGAAAATAGCCAGGTGTCTCGGTGATGTAGATTGGCCTCATTACGCAGCGTGTTCTGGTACAGGTTCAGCTACTTCTTCTAAGGGTGCGACATCTTCGGTCTCGGTGGGCGTTGCGGCAAATGGGTCCTCATCGTTGGCGAAGTCTATCTCTTGTTGAACAACACCCCACTTGCGCTCGGTGATGTATAATGCAACCTCATAGAAGAAGGCTTCAACGGCATCGCGCAGATCATCGCATTTCCAATAGCCATCCTCAATGTCGGTGCTTGTCGCAGGTGTGTTGAGGTTAAGCACTTTCTGCGTCATCAGGCAACGCTTGCCTGTGAGCACAACGATAGGACTGAGGCTTTCGGTATTCTGGGTGACGGCGGTTACTTCCAACTTGCGCAGTAGCTCAACGTTGGATGCGCTATCCAAGTCTTTCCAATCAATGCTGTCGGCTTCTTTTTGCTCGGTCAAGTCAGCGAAGTAAGGAACGAGAGCAGCGAGGCGAACCTTGAGGTCATTGTGGACCACGTTGTTGCCTTTCAGTATAATCTCGTTGCCGTCTGCATCATTGTATGTGGCTTCAATGCAATTTGACTTGGTGAGCTTGGCTTTCTTAATAATAATGTCCATTACAAAAATGTGTTGATTTAAACAATTTCGGACAGCCTTGCGACTGCCCGAGTTAATGATGTCTATATTCTGATACGAAGTCCTGATATGTACGGTCTTCGGGGAGAGGGAGCGTGATGCCGAACTCAATGGCAGCATCAGCTTTTACTTTCTCAAGGAATTGGGTGAACTGTAATGTGTTCAGCGATGAGGTATTGCCTACGACCTGCACCCAACGCCCACGCACCACTATTTGGCGCGTCAGAAACTTGCACTTGTAGTAGTCGTGAAAGTCCTCTTTGGGTTGTCCAGTGGCTTCTTCCATGCACTTGAACCACATCCACATCAGCGAGTTCTGCGGAATGGTGCGTGGCTCTGTCTTACGGACTATCTTGACCGTGTACGCTCCGTTGCGGAGTAGTGAACACATAAGCTCAAAGGACTTATCCATGGTCACTACTCCGTCTCGTTTGGTGAGGTTGGCATCCATCAGCGATTGTACGGTGGGTTGACTTGTGGGGACTGTGTGTAGTACGCCGGCTGTTGGTAGCCTTGTTGAGGGTAACTCGGTTGTGGCGGATAGACAGGTGTGGGTTGAGGTGCCGGTGCTGCATATTGCGGAGCTTGCGGTTGTGCTTGCACTGTAGGTTGTGCGATAGATAGACCGCGAAGTGACACAAAGTAACGACCGTTGTAGTCTCTGCCATTAACAGTTGCTTCGATGCTCACTCTCTGACCGGGAGCGAATTGGTCAAGCATCGCTATTCTGTCTCCTGTGAACTCGATAGCCACATAGTTAGGATGAGGCGTGTTGTCTGAGCCTACCCATGTGTCATCAATTACGACTTCTCGCTTACTGAAGGTCGCGCTTACGTTAATCACCGGCGAGATGGAGTGAATAACGCCTACGGCTGTTAGTTTTATCATTTATTTTTTAATTTAATTGTGATGCCGCCTTTCTTGGTGGTGGTTTTTAGATATTTTTTGTACAAGTCTGGATTTTCCTCTTGGAAACGCTTGGCGTCAAATGAGTTTGAAGTGCTATCGGCAGCGATTGTTGCTTTGAATAAGGCGCTGTCGAAGGATTTGACGTTGTGGGTTTCCATTGCCTTGCGGACTTGCTCTTTGACTGCTTTGAGTTTGGCGTCAAGTTCATCTGCTTGCTTGACAAGTTCTGCAACATACTTGACTACATCGGGGGCGATGATAGCGACTTGTTGAGTTGGCTGCGGGACAGGTATCTCAATATTGCCAATCATCTCTGCCTGATTAGGGTGGAAGTATGTCGGCTTGCCATACTCATCAAATGTGTATGTGGCAAGTAGAAGCAGTTGCACAAGTGATGACGGCTTGCGCTCAATCACCCAGAAGTTAGCCTCGTTCTTTCGAAGATGATTGCAAGCGAGACCCGCAACTTTCAGCCCGGGGTTCTCTGCCTCGAACAACTCTGCATAAATGGAGAGCTGCCACGAGAGGTATTCTTTGAGAGCATCTTCGCCGCTCGTAAAGTAGTCATCGCGGAAGTAACCGCAAATGGGATACAGTGAGATGTTGTTAGACTTGGTATCGACAAGCCATATCTCTTGCGTATCGTCTCTGAGCCACACGTTGTCAATCTGTGATGCCCATTTGAGGTTGTCGCTGACTGTATGCTCGTTGGCAATGGGGGTGAAGCCTTTGCGGTGGCGAATGTAGTTCTGCAACTCCTCTGTTACATCCCATTGCTCGTCAACGATGCGCTCATTATCACGTTCTCTGCAACCATAGTGAGTGGTTACGGTTTGGAGTGTCTGCATGATGCCGAGTTTATCGTATGTCTCAATGGCGTGATGAATTGCCGTGCCACGACTGCCGGCTCTGGGGATGATGTTGTCTTTTATGAAGTCATCTGCGTCAGGATAGACACCCAAGCCGAGGATGGCGTGTATAAGTCCGGTGATGCCGAGTAATCTCTGATCGCCGAGCCGGTAGCTATGCGATTCTTCGTCAAAAGCTACCGGCGACTGCTTTAATGTTATCATTTGCTTACTTGTTTAAGTTGTGCTTGTTTGTCGCAAATGGCTTTGTAGAAGGGGTTGCCATTCTGCGAGAGAGCTGGGACTGCTGATACCCATTTTTTCCACACCTCTCCGATTAGGTTGATGTCGGTGATAGCTTGAACTTCTGCAAGCGCCTGTTCGAGTTGCGCACCTGTGTAGGCTATTCTTGCAGTCGGATTGACAGGTTGTGCATTGGCAGGTTGTGCGCTGTCATCTGTGCGAGTGCTTTGTTCATACTTGCTCTCGTTATGACCTTTGGCGTTAGCACCATACCAGATGTCTGCGCCTATGCCGATGGGTTTCATGGCGATTGACAGTGCATCAGTGAGAGCCATTTTGTAAGCCTCGTCATTGACGTATGCTCCGTTTCGCTCAATGCTTACTACTGCGCTGCCACCATTGCCGGGAATGGCATCAGACCACTCTTTGGTTTCTGGATCGCGAACAAAGAGCGATACGTTACAGAATACTTTGACTTCTTGACCGTGAATTTCTTCCCATTGTTTGTCAATAGTGTATTTCCAACCGAAGCCAACAGGACCAAATATCTCGGTCATGCGTTTCATGCGCCACATCGGGTTTACATCGGTCATACCCTTTAGGCGTCCTGCCCTGATTTCTTTGAGAGCGTCTTTGGGAACTTCTCTGCCTTGGTTGTAGAAGCGGAGGTTCTTTTCAATTGCGGTGAGCTCTTGGTCTTGGGCTTCCGCATTGACTTGTTTTTCCTTTGCCATAGTGATTAATTTTATTAGTTTGACTTTTATTCTTAGTTTCTGATATACAGTAAAGTTAGTCATTATTAGCGAGTTATGAAAACGGAAACTTCGCCATTTTTACACCTTAACTTTTACTGACATTTGATGCCTAACAGCGGTGCGTAGTGGTCGAAATGCCGCTTTTCGTATTTGGCATCTTCCTTGGTCAACTGTGGGGCTGTCTGCTTCCATGTCTCGAAACATTTAGGGCAGAACCATTGGTTGAGGACTGCGATATAATAGCCAATGGGTGAGGGTGTGTCGCAGAAGTCGCAAACACCGGGACTATCACAAGCAATGTACAACTCTCGTGCGCTGCACTCAATAATGAGAAACTTGCCAAATTCAATTTGTCTTGCCATATTAAATTTGTTTAGCTTGGTAAACCGCAATGTTCTTGATGCACTCGGCACCGTCTTGCAGTTCATCAATAAGTTTATCTACTCTGTCGGGGTGATTGACTACTGCATCTCTCACCTCGGCTGTCTTATCACGATACTTAGCCATCAGAATAGATTCGAGTATCAGCATCAGGTTGTCAAAGCCCTTCATGTTCGAGGATTTTTGATGCTGACTCTGCGAAAGCTTCAAGCATTGCCGGAATGTCTTCGGCATGGATGAAGATTTTTTGACGCTTCTTGTTGCCGGGATTACGCTCAGTGGGAACTTCAGTAATTGATAGGAACTCGCTGCCGTGCTTGTCGGCGCAAATGTCAAAGTAGTAGAGCCGAGTGCCGGCACTAACTCGCTTTGTGAATGTTGGTGTTGCCATGTTTGATGATGTGTTTGAATGATGTAGCAGTTCCGTCGGGACTCGAACCCGCACCTCCTCGTCAGGCAATGCTTCCATTACACCACGGAACCTGCCGGTCTTTCCCGACTGTCACAAATTGCACAAAATGAAGAGCGGAGCAGGCGGGACTCGAACCCGCACGACTGAATTTGGCGGCACATCTTAGTCTTTTTATCGTCACCGCATACTAATAGGTAACTCCTGTTTTCGGTTTTATGTTTCCCATCAGATTTCTCTGACTTTGTTGTCATCTACTCTGGTCGATTTTTTGCCAGAAAAAGCACACGGCATTTCCTCCGTGCATCAGGTACACGTGTCTCAGTCTTACCGCTATAAGCGTCTAACCTTTTCGCCACTGCTCCAAAAGTAGCCGAGATTACCCGCCCGGCTATCGGGGTTTGAAATATGATGATGCGCTCACCCTCACGGGCTGATTAATGGCATCAAATAAATTATATGGTATGTTTATCACCATCAGCGATAAACTCATTCGTCAATGTGGTAATTGAAATAGTCAATCATCCATTTCGGTAATACGATTGGGGCGAGTTTATATAACACATATGCGTATGCAATGCCGATGTAATTGAGATACGTTGCATCTCCGTTACAATTCATAATAAGGATGCAAGGTAGTGATAGAATACTCATCAACACCCATGCAAGGATTTTTTTTGAATTTGACATAAAAACTTCTAAATTATCGGTTTGACTTATTGTTTCTCATATTTCTACTGTGGCGTAGCACGTCAGCGGCATTGCAGTACCAAGTGCCGTTCTGGGCATTGGTAGGCTTTCTTGCTTTGATTTTGCCGTCGGCGATGAGTGATAGTAACTTCTTCTCTCCGCCAACAATCTTTGCCGCCTTATCTTTGCAGAAATGCTCGTTTTCCATGATGAGGAAAATGTTCTCAAGCATTATCTCAGAGGGATTGACGGAGGTGATGAAATTGCTCATGACACTCTTGTGACTTCAACACACTTGTTAACTCTGTCAACTTTTATTTGCCAATCGGCACCTTCTGCAACATCTACAATCAGAGTGCTGCACTTAGATGCGCGAACAGTGTTGTATTGCGAAAGGGGAAAGAACTCGACCGCCCCAACTTGCATTGCTCTTAAAGTGGAAGCTACAGGTCGGCGTGTAGCCATTGTTGTTGTATTACTCATTTGTTTGTAAATTGGAAGTTAGGAATGGTAGCAGGACTCGAACCTGCGACCTACACTGCGATTCATGCTATTAGTGTTGCTCTACCGTCTGAGCTATACCATTCTTTGAAATGTATAATGATTGGAAACTCTTCGTATCTCGAATAGGTTTCAGTGGACTGCGGGACTTTCACCGCAGAGCGTAATGTATGAATGAATCACCGGTCCATTTGCTACGAGTGGACGCGTCTCATCTCGCTCCCCTTTGTCGGCATAGGCAAGGGAGGTTTTCCTACCGATATACTACCCCATTAATACTGACTGAGTCTTCTTGGTCCGGTAATATATCTCATCGTTGCTCGACAATGCCGCCAGGCTCTTGTGCATCAGCAACGGACGTTATGGTAAATCTTTCAAGGTACTTTTCTTTGTAGGGGGAGAAACCGGATTCGAACCGGCGATGTCAGCATCTTTGCTGAACCCCGCAATAACTTGTCAGGGTAACCTCGTCCACTTGGTCTTATTCTCCCTTTTCTCGGGGTTCTCTTACCCCTCAGCAATTCCGACTCTTCGGTGCAGTTGTAATTGACTTTGCGAGGATAACTATTTTTGGTAGATATTGCCGAGGAGAACTGCAATAGCATCTACCTGAGCTTTGACGCGATTATCTTTTTCCAAGGATTGCATCCAATATTTTTGGTACTGGTCTTTCTCAGCCTTTTCTTTCTCGGCAATAGCCTTGATTGTGGCGAGTTCTTCTGATTGAGAGAAGATGTCGGCAGCAACGTCAGGAACACCAACTGTGACGTTGCACTCAATGTTTTCTTCTGACTTGACCCATTCGTCAATGTAGTCGAGGGTGCTGGTCAAGTCCTTGTTTACGAAAATTGTTGCAGACTTGGCTGAGTAGTTAATTACTGAGTTGCCGTTGACGTTTGCAACGAAGGCAACGAGGTTGCGGTAGGCATCCATTGTGGATGCTGTGAGGTGGAATGATGTGAATTGTGACATAATCACGAAACTTTTAAGGGTTTGACTTAATTTATTTTGTTGATAATTAGTTTGTCATATTCCTAAAAAAGCACTATATTTGCATTGTTTGAAATATGATGATGCAAAGTTAAACGTATTTACGTTATTATGCAAACGTATCTGCGTTTAATTTGCGGATTTAGCAATATTTAACCATTAACGCCATCCCATTATGACATCAATGAATCAAAAAATCCGTGAAATTATTTCTTATTACAAATTATCAGACAGACAATTTGCAATAAAAATCGGTGTTACCCAATCAGTTATCGGCTCAATGTTTCAAAAAAGCACAGAGCCGTCATCCAAAGTCATACAGTTGACTGCCGCAGCGTTTCCTGAGATTTCTTTGGATTGGTTCATCCGTAATGAAGGCGAAATGTTTAAGTCTAACTCTAAGGAAGTGGAGCGAATAGAACGCCTTGTCGATACCATCACAACTCTACAAGATGCAATAAACGTAAAAACGAGCACCATTGCTATGCTTACTGAACGCATCAAACAACTCGAATCTCAAATCAAATAGAAATATGAAAAGATTACTACTCTTGTTAGCGGTTCTCGTATCGTTTGCTGCTAATGCCATGAAGATTGTCACTGATGAGGTTGATGAATTCACTGGTGACCGTACCGTCATCACATCTTGGGAGTCTTTTGATAAAACCCGCGTTTATATCCGCTTTAGATTGCAAAGCGGTAAGGAATATTTGGACTTCAAGTTCAGAAATGGTTCAGCGATAGTTATTGCTGAGGACTCTCCCTTGATGTTCAAAGGCTCAGATGGCGAAATCACGAAATTTATGCCTACTCGTATTTTCACCGGAGGTAAAGGTGAAGGCTCTGTTGGCGCAAACGGTAGTGGTGTATGGGGCATCTCTGCCACATACACTGGCGATAATAACTGGTTTAATGAGCACTGCCCGACACTTATGCGCATCTATTCAACAGAAGAGTATTACGACAAGACATTTTCAGACAAAGAAGGGACTAAGCTTCAACAGCTAACCACACTCTTTCTTGATACCGTAAACTCTAAATAGACAAAATGGTGTAACTCTCTGAAAATATTTCCGTTTTATTGTCGGAGCGGAAATTGAAATCCTTTGAAACCGATTATTTATAGGCAATTACATGGTTTTGTCCCAAATTTTTAGTAAATTCGCAGTGTTATTCAGAGTATCAGTCAAATCTGACTAATGAATATCAATTTTGCATTGAATTTTCATCATTAAATAGATAATGGTCGGGATTAATTTTCATCGCATCATAGTCGCTACACTTCTAACAGCTCTATCTGTTGCTTCTCATGCGGAAACAACATTGGGCATTGCGGGCGAGGAAGCTACTACTATCGGTATTTACATAAAGGATATTCGTAATAATAAGGTTATCGTTGAACGTAATTCTAAACTTGCTCTCACTCCCGCAAGCACAATGAAGACCGTGACTACGGCAACTGCATTGTCGTTGTTGGGCGCTGATTTCCGCTTTAAAACAGAGTGTAAACTTGTAGGAGATTATGTGTCAGGCTCTAAGTCAAAGTGGTATGGAGACTTAATCGTTTACAGTTGTGGTGACCCAACGGGAGTTTGTCACTTTCGGCTTAAAATTTTTTCTAATGAATTGTTGCACAGTTCATTTTTATTTTGTATCTTTGTGCGTATTAGTACGTAGTATATCATGTATCCACATTACACAACAACAAAGAAAGGCACATGGGCTTACATCCAAAAGTCCGTGAGAGTCGATGGTCGCACAAAAACGATTACCGTCAAGTGTT